ACATGGTCAAGGACTGGACGGAATCTCGCCTGCTTCCGATCTTCAACGAATGCCAGCCCGTCAAAGACCTATTCCCAGAAGATCGGCATTCCCTCAGAAAAACGACTATACTTTTCCCACATATGGTATTGTTCGCAGGAGGCGCGAACATGACCAACCTTCAAGAAAAATCGATGCGCTATTGCATCGGTGACGAGGTCTGGCGGTGGAAAAGCGGGATGATAAAAGAACTCAAAGCTCGACATCACGACCGCTGGAACCGAAAGACGCTCTTGGTCTCGCAGGGATGGGACGCAGGACATGAGGCAGACGCCGAATGGGACAGCGGAACGCGAGAAGTCTGGGGTTGGACTTGTTCCCATTGTGGGAACTGGCAGCGTTACTTGTTCGATCAGATCGAATATGTGACCGAGCGTGACGACAAGGGCGGCATCTTGTGGGACAAGGTGCAGGACTCGGTCGTTATGAAATGCGAGCATTGCGAAACGCGATACAAAGACGACGCGAGCACTCGACGAAACCTTGCAAATACTGCAACTTATCGCGCACTCAACCCGCATCCGGTTCGGGGGCATCGCTCGTTCGAGTATCCGGCCTATGCGGTCTGGTGGATTCCTTGGTTTTCTATCGTCAAGGAATGGATCGAGGCCAACGAAGCCAAGAGCAGCGGCAACCTGGAGCCGCTCAAACAATTTATTCAGAAACGCAAGGCGCAGACGTGGCAGGACGAAGTGACGAGCGACTTACCGGAGATCACGACCGGCGACTACGCGAAGGCCGAATATCTCGAAGGACAAAAGATCGACGGCGAGCACAGACGCTTTATGACCGTGGACAAACAACGTGATCACTTCTGGGCTGTCGTCCGCGCCTTCCGAGTTGATGGATCATCCATGCTATTGCACGAGTCGAGGCCGCTGACTTGGGAGACGCTCGACGCCATTCAACAGCAGTTCGACGTAGTGCCGAGGTGCGTTGTGGTGGATGCTGGTTACGATACACCTTTGGTCTACGAGCAATGCGCTAGACGTGGGTGGACGGCATCGCACGGATCTGGGCAGGATGGCTTTTACCATATCGACAACGGGCGGCGCACTCGGCGCTTTGTTTCCAAGATCGAGGGAGCGCAGGCCGGAAGCGACGGACTCAAGTGCGCGTATTTCTTTTTCTCCAACGAAGGCATAAAAGATAAGTTGGCTTCACTTCGCCAGGCTGACGCAACGCCGAAGTGGGAAGTTGCGCGGGATGTGTCCGAAGACTATCGCAAGCAGATGTTGTCGGAGATGAAGAAGGACGTGACCAATTCAAAGACCAAACAAGTCGAGCAACGATGGGTGCGCATTGGCGGCAGGCCGAACCACCTTTGGGACTGCGAGTGCATCGCGCTTGCGTCCGCGATGCTCGCTGGCGTCTTGCCGATAGGCGAGAATTGACACAACGAACTTTTAAATGGCGATGAACAAATCATTCTTTGGGCTTCCGGTTGCGACCCTGCAAGAATTACAGACCGATTTCACGGCTTGCTTGAAAGCGATTGCCATTGCCGGCGCGAGCTACAGCATAGCAGGCCGAAGCTTCACTCGCGCCAATCTTGCCGAGGTCGCGCAGACCATCAAGGAACTGCAAGCCGCTATTGACAACGCCAATGGTTCTCGTGTATCGAGATACACGCCGACTTTCCCGACGCAACGACCATGACCCAAGACATCATCACAAAGGCAATTTCGTTCGTGTCGCCCAAGGCCGCTCTTGACCGCATGGTCAACCAGGCGAAACTCCGCAACTTCGGGCGTTTCGATTCAGCATTGACGAGCGAGAAGCGCGGCATCAGCCGTGGCGTATCCGGTGGCGAGGACACGGCAGGAACTCGCGAACGCTTCGCGCTCATCCGAGCCGCTCGCGATCTCGCAGACAATTTCCCGCCTGTCCGTTCTCTGCTTTTAAAATTTGCGACCTACGTTTCGGGGCGCATCGCTTATCAGGCACGCACCGGCAACCGCGAAGCGGACACCGCTATCGAAAGATATTGGCAGAAATGGTGCAACGATTGCGATTTTCTAGGCCGTCATAACTTTACAACGCTGTTGCAACTCGCCGTTACCGCAATGCTTCGAGACGGCGATTGTGGATTTATTATTGTTCGCGACAAAGAAGATTTGAAGCTGCAGAGCGTGGAAGCCGACCGCATCGGATCGCCTTACGACAGAACGGATACCGACAAATACATTGGCGGCATAAACGTTGACGACTATGGAAGACCCGTTTCATACACAATTTTCACGCGCACTATCAATAACCAGTATATTTCTCCTGTTGATATTGTTGCAAAAGAGTTTATCCACTTGTTCGACGCAGCGCGACTTGATGAATATCGCGGGCGGTCTGCTTTCGCTACTGCGTTAAACGCAACGCGCGATCTGCAAGAAGCGATCAAGGCCGAGGTGCAGGCGATCAAATACGCTTCGTATCAGTCCGGCGTCATCACCACCGAGAGCGGAGCGGCTGACGCAGGCGACTATTTCGCACGCGGCAACTCGAACGATCAAGGACAGGTCGCACGCCTCCAGTCACTAGACCCAGGAACGGTCAACTATCTATCCGCAGGCGAGAAGATGGAGATGTTCAAGTCGGATCGTCCGACCGGAGCATTCGGAGAGTTCATCCGCTTGGTGCAGGCGCACATTTGCATGGCAGTCGGCTTGCCTTACGGCTTCGCATTCGACGCCGACAAGTCGGGGCCAATGGCGCGCATGGAGGCCGCGATGGCCGAGCGAACATTTCTTCGGTGGCGTGGACTGCTTGAAGGTCAGTTTTTAAACCGGATAAAAAATGTTATCTTACTCGACGCCGCATCTCGCGGACTCATTCCAGATTCCGAATACTTGCTTGATGGCCGCTGGTGCTGGCCTGCCAAGGTTTCGATTGATTACGGGCGCGAAGCCAATGCCGACATAGCATTGTGGAAAGCTGGATTGAAGACTGCCGGTCAAATCTACAGCGACATGGGAGAGGATTACGAGGAAGCACTCCGCGCAAGAGCGAAGGAGGCCGCGATGATCGTCGCGCTCGGCACAGAAATGGATATTCCATCCGAATACATTTCAGATTCTATCATTCCCATTCAAGCCGCCGCACCTATCGCCGCGCCTATCACGCAAGAAGAGCCGCAACCTGAGCCACCACAAGAACAACCAAAACAAACCGATCTCGCAGACGAGAATAAGCCTAGCAAGGGCATGGTTGAAGAGGCTCTAAAGGGCTTAAAGTGGCGCGAAGAATACAACCGAGGCGGGACAGCGGTCGGAGTTGCACGCGCTCGCGACATTTCGAACGGCAAGAATCTTTCCGACGATACCGTTAAAAGAATGCACTCATATTTTTCACGGCACGAAGTCGATAAAAAGGGACAAGGATTCACTCCAGACGAAGAAGGATTCCCATCCGCCGGCCGCATCGCATGGGCGTTGTGGGGTGGGGACGCAGGGCAAGTGTGGGCCGCCGATAAAGTCAAAGGAATGCAGGCATCGCAGCCCGAACAGATGAAAGTCTCGCTCGCCGTTCGCGACACGTTCGGACGCATTACAGGATTTGAAACAAAGCATGAGCTTGTCATGCCGACGCCAGAAAAAGACGAAGAGCAAGACGATTTTATTGGCCGTTGCATGATCAGCGGAACGATGACTAGCGAATATCCAGACGAGAGTCAGCGCACCGCCGTTTGCATGGCGCAATGGGAGAAAAAATAATGATCACACACGGAATTGCACTCGAAGCAAAGAAGGCACTCATCACCGGAGTCCACCAACCTGGGGATGAATACCGGATCGCGCTTTACAGCGCATCGGCAAAGATCGGGCCGACGACAAAAGCCTACACAACCGAAGGCGAGATAAAGGGAATGGGCTACACCGCAGGGGGCGTAGCACTCAAGGGGCATCGCACGGGCATCATCGGCAGGAATGCCTTTATAACATTTGATGACGTTGTCCTAAAATCCGCAACCTTCGCCGCAGGTGGCGCGATGGTCTACAATGCCAGCAAAGGCAACGCCGCCTTGTGCGTTCTCAACCTCGGAGCCGAGCGGCACGTCTACGACGGCGCGTTTGAACTCAAATTTCCCAAGCCAACCGAAACCAGCGCATTGATTTTACTCGCTTAAATATGAAACCAACCAACCCAATCGTGATCGACGGCAAGACCTACGATCTTTACACCATGACACTCGCAACAGCGAGTCGCTACAACTCGCCAGACCAGCAGGATGCGAGCGTTGTATTGACGCTCACTCCTACACGCTTTGAAGGCGGCCAAGTCGAGCAGTCGCAAGAAAACAATCGCACGATTCTTTTCGGTTCGCTTGCATCCGCTTCTCAACCAGCAATCGTCGCGGTCGATGAAGTATCCGCCGCAATC